CATTGTCCGTAGAGCAGTGCTATATGGCATTGCCCGTGGGGATATTTGGCTATCCAAGATCCGTTATGACGAGCAGGGAGAAAGAATATTCTCCAACGTCTGCCTGGAGGTTTACCTTAAGAGCAGGGGTACATGTTTGTTAGAACATGTGAACCTTGGTGCCTGTGAAGTAGACGAGATTGCTAATGCATTTTCGTCTGGTATGTCTGAATTAATCGGACTTCATCCACAAACTGGAGTGCACACTTCAGGTGAGTATTTGCCCTACACCATAGACAGGCAGGTGGGTTTGGGGATGCTAGGTCTGGCTAACCTTCTAGCAATAGAAGAAGTTACCTATGCCGAGTTCGCGGATGCACTTGACTTCCATCTAGAGTTGATACCTGGCGACAAAGTGAATCCTAAAGCAGTTAAAATTGTTGAAGGAATACAGGCAGGAATTAACATTGCTGCAAAACTTGCAAGGCTAGCTTCTATGGAGCGTGCCTTTGCTATTGCACCAACCGCTTCCTGTTCTTATCGCTACAAAGACCGAGCAGGCTATACCACAGCCCCTGAGATTGCACCACCAATCGGGCGCATTGTGGATAGGGACAGCTCTACATTCGGTGTATCCCAATTTGACTACGGCTCAGTGGAAACTGCAGAAGATGTCGGTTGGGATGACTACTTCCGTGTAGCCAATGGCATCATGGAAATGCTTCAATCTACAGGACTATGCCACGGCTATTCCTTTAACAGCTGGAGCGATGTAGTTACATACGACGAAGAGTTCATTGATGAATGGCTAGCTTCACCACAGACAAGCCTCTACTACAGCCTGCAGGTGATGCAGAACACTCAAGCTAAGGACGACATTATGAACGCCTTAGATGATAGTTTCCGTGACCTGTTCGACATAGATGACATATCCGATGATTCGGATGCAGTACCAAACTTATCAGAATACAGCGACCCCTCCACTTGTGTGGGTTGTGCTGAATAACCACCGCTTAATTACCATGAAACCTGAATCACCCTATGTACAATTGCACGAACGCAAGCGCACCTGGACACCAGTCCAGATGGATGCTGGCCAACTGCTGCCTGGGGGTGAGGAGGTCATCCAACGTGCACTTGCACTGCGCATCCTTGAGATCCCTGTTGGGAATTTCATTACTGATGCAATGAAGGGTGACCTTCCTGAAGCAGCAGGTGTTAAAGAACTATTGTTATCAAACGTTAATGACGAACACAACCACGATCTCGCCCTTAACTACGCTGCTGAAGCACATCCAGTCCCTGAAAAAATTCAAGCAGAAGCTGACAAAGTTGCTGCAACTTGGATTGGATTTGACTGTCACCCCGTTCTCAAGGCAGCAATCCTTGAACGCTCCGTGTTCTTCGTGCTCCTGCCAATCTTCCGCTTCCTCGGAGACACTGGTCTTCGCACCATTAGTGCCGACATCAGCCGAGACGAACAAACCCACGTCGCAGCCCACACCTTAGTTGCTAAGGAAGTAGGTGCTTCAACTACTAAGGAATTGAATCGCCTACGCCGTGCAACTGTTAGTTGGGTTGTAGATCCACTGAAGGGAGAGAACGAGAACAGGTATCTGTCTGCTAATCACTGGCTAGCACAGAGTGATTCCTTGTATAAGAGTGGCAAGGCACCAGGCTTAGCTGATACAAGAGCTAGCCGTCAGCCTGCCTTCTTTGAAACATCTAATGTAAACCTGCCACAATATGCATGACACACACAGCTGAACTAGTCTGGATAACTCCAGACGCAGAAAAGCTCATTGGAAAAATTGCAAGGGTTTCTAACCCTGAGAACGAAGATAACCCTGACTATGAAAAGTTATTAAGATATCTAATCAAACACAAGCACTGGTCACCATTTGAGATGGCCAGTATGTGCGTGGAGATTGAGACTACCAGGGCTATCTCACCACAGATCCTGAGGCACAGGAGCTTCAGCTTCCAAGAGTTTTCCCAACGCTACGCAGTAGCTATGGAAACAGAGCTGCCGAAACTACGGCGGCAGGACAACGGTAACAGACAGAACTCCTTTGATGACCTTGATGCTCAGCAGAAAGTATTTGCTGAGCTGGCAATTACAGATCTCTTTAAAGAAGCACAGGATTGCTACGAAGCACTGCTTGACATGGGAGTGGCTAAGGAATGTGCCCGTGCCGTCCTACCACTGAACACTAAGACCAGACTATATATGTCTGGAACTATCAGGAGTTGGTTACATTACTGTGACCTACGCAGTTGGCACGGCACACAATGGGAGCATACACAAATTGCCCTCAACATTTTGAATATACTTAAGGAACAAGTACCAACTATTACCGCTGCTATGTGGCCAAGTACAGATGACTGAACGTTATGAGCGTTATACCAACGCATTACAGGTTGCTAAAGATCATGGAAACAAGATTTTTGAAGCAGCTATCCTGGCTGAAATGAAATTTATGCGGGAACGCGGAGAAGATAAAGCACAGGAATTGCCCACACGAGATGAACTTTATGACTAAACTAAAGACTGAAAACAATACAGTCTTTCAATATGAACTTTATATGTGCCACAGTTGAGCTACGACATTTGGGGGATAGCGTGCAAGCCTATGGGTTGGATTATTGCAGTGCTGACGCTGTTGTGCCCGGTAACGGCAGTGCTAGTGAGGTTCGATTCAGGCTTCTCTGCTACGAACGCCAAGGTCCTAAGCTCCAGGCCTTCCTTGATTGGAAGTCAGGCACCCGCGCCTTGATTACTGGTAACATTGTATTTAGCGATGACACAGCACAACCTTTGGATATCATTGTTACAACGATTGAGACTGCAGTACCGCAAAATATGTACTGCAATCAGGTTGTTCTTGGGAATGCGTTCTTCGGTTCAGATGAAATCAAAGAACGTAAGAACGGTCAAGTAGCCGTTAAAATTGGAACAACGTTAGACAATAGCGACGTTACAACGTGGCTATTTATGGAGACACATGAAAGCAGAAAGGAGAAACTTAATGGCAGAATTCGGAAGGGTCGCCCAATATGCGTCACTGGATATCTACGAGAATATCGTAAAGACGACAGCGACAGTCCTTACCGGGCTATCTGCGCGAATGACTTCACTACGCGGAAGGATAGAGAGCAAAGAAAGTCAGGACCGCAATCATCGGGAACTGCTTCGGGCTATACGGAGGTGGACCCGACCCCGGACTACTGAAGTTAAACGTGTAGGCCCTGGTTGCTTACGCCCTGACGATTAATAACACTGCCCCACTAGGGGCTTTTTTATTACCCCACGCGGGAATAATAAAACGTTTATATTATTAGTGTCAACATTATTTATACTATGACACTAACTGTTATTCCGCCGGAACTCACTGCGGAGAAAGATAAAATTGAAACTAAAGAACCACAACCCTATTGGAAACCAAGCTCACTTAAGGATGGAGAATCAGAAGAATTCCGTTTACTCGGATGTTACGAAACGGGGCACGCCATCGTTGGATGGCAGTATGCCTCTGAGGTTCTGGATGATAAATCTGGGGATCTTAGGTTTAACGGCTTTGTGGTTACTCGTAGCCATCCTGGTTCTCCCGCAGATATTGCCAGAGAAACCGACTGGTCCAAGCCTGATCGGCCCAAGATTGACGGAAGTTTCGTCAAGCCACGTAGGTTCCTCGCCTGGGTTGCCACCTCTGCTTCACGTGGAAGACTAGAAGTTCTATTCATTGAACAGAAATCTCTACGTGAAATGCTCACTGAGATCCTGCAAGAGGATGAAGACTATACCTGGACTGAAGAGGGGCTAGCAAATTTCTCAATCAAAATCTCTCGTAAGGGACAGGGACTAGAAACTTCTTACTCAATCCTTCCGAAGGTACGTGCTGTACCTGAGAAGATTAAAAAGGAATGGGCTAAGCAGCAGGACACTATCTGGTTACCTAACTTCTTTGAAGGTAAAGATCCCTTTGAAGGTAAGACAACTGACGAGAAAGGTCTACCTGCTGGTGGTGTGGACAAGAGAGGAGCCACTGTAATGCCTAAAACTACTAAGAAAAAAACTGACGACGACGCTGAATTCTAATGCCTAACTCACTAGAAAATTTGCCTCCTGAAATGCAGGCACGTATCCAGTCAATGATTGCTGGAGCTAACCCTAACGCTGCACCACCACAAGAGGAGCAGCAACAAGCAGCACTTGCACAGAGACCACTGTCACTGATGGATCACGTCATTCAACTGCGGCAGGAGAACCAGTTCCTGCGTCAGCAAGTTGAGCAATTGACACATCAGATGGCAGCTTCTGCTCAAGTAACCGAAGCGGTAGGGAATGCGGTGGGACAGCTGTACCAGATGTTTTGCCAGCAAACCGAAACTACAAGTTACAGCTCAAATTTTGAAACGACAAGGCCGTCGCTAGAAGATGAGTTCTGATAAGCCCTACCGTATTCAGACACCTTCTGGATACCGCAAATATCTTTGCAGCGGGCTCTACATGCCTTCAGTTACCACTGTCTTAAGTGCGACTGAGACTGAAAAGTCAAAGGCAGGACTACGTACATGGCAACAGAACAACCCTGGTGCACTGGAGGCTGCATCAACGAGGGGTTCTGCTATCCATCTTTGTTGCGAGAATCACATCAGAGGGTTGCCAATCGGCTGCCCCGATGAGTATAGTGGGTTCTGGAATGGCATGAGTCAGTATCTCGACTGGTTCGATGTCATCCACTGGTCGGAACGCCCACTGCGCAAGGACTGGTATCACTTAAGGAGTGATGATAAAGAGGTGGCATACGTGTGGTCTACGGAGCATATGTATGCAGGGTGTCCTGATTTGATTGGAGAGATTGGTGGTGTTAAGGTCATCGCTGACTTTAAGACTTCCAATGGTCCCTATATGAATTGCTTCCCTGACAGGGGAGACCGAATGGGCTTTGGTGGCTTCCGTAAATACCAAAAGTGTGCACAACAAATGGCTGCTTATCGTTTAGCACTGGCTGAACGTACAGGTTATAAATGTGACGTAGCACTAATAATAGTATCCACGGAAGAACTTACCCAAGGTATATTTATAGACGGGGATCAGATGGACTTAGCGGAAAGTCGTTTCCTTAAACGAGCTAAACAATTTCACGATACGGAAACAACGAATGAAGATAAAGTTAGCAGTTCACAAGAGCTGCAAAAACAAGACTAACCCGCAGAAAGTTGCAACTGGTTGGTCGAACATCGTTGAAGATTTAGATTGGTTAGAAGGATGGGTGCGTGCTGGCTACGGCTGGTGCTCCACCCATTTTTTAAACCGTCATCGTAAATCTGAGAACGCAAGTGGCAGCAATATGATTGTTGTTGACATTGATGGTGACACAACACTAGATGCTTTCTGGGATACTCCCACAGCTCAAGCTTGGTGTGCTGGAACTTATACCTCTGCTAGCCATAGCTCTGAGGAGCATAGGTTCAGAGCCTTGTTCCCACTAGCTGTCCCGCTTACTACTATCAATCAGCACAAGGGTGCTTACTGGTTGATCGCTGATCGATTAGTTGCTGAACTTGGTCTCAAGGAACTTAAAGATAACTGCGGTCAAAAGCCTGAGCGACTTTGGTATGGCAATACTGAAGCAAGCTTTCAGTGGAACCCTGGTGCTGAAGTACCTAGCTTCCTGCTGGATCATATTGACTATGAAGAGCCAGTTGAATTTAACAAGAGCGATGTATCTGAGCAAGATATTGAACGCTGTCAGTGGCTGCTGCAGAACTTCCTACGGCCATCAGATGATGGTGAGTATGAAACGATGTATGTGCCGGTCATGGCTGCCTGTGCTGCCATAGGGACAGTGATGTTCGATGCATGGGTTGACTGGGTACTGAAAGGTCACCACGGTGAGAAGGAAGATAACATCCGTCCTTATAAATGGAAAGGTCTCGGTAACTACTCTGGACCTGCTAAGTTGTACTCACTTGCTAAGAAGCAGGATCCAAACTGGACAAGTAAGCTGCCATCTAATCTAAGGTTTAGAGCTGCAGGTGCTGCCGTTGGATACACCGAAGTTGATCCACCAGTCAGCTTTGATGAAGTGATTGCAAACCACAAAGGAGAAGCTATGGAGATTGAACCAGAACCCTTACCGGATAGTAAACAAGCTAAGACTAAGGGTAGACCTAAGCGTAACAGTGAAGCTGCTGCTAAAGAACGTGAGGAAGATGTACGTAAAGTCAAAGAAGTACTATCTGATTTAAGACGTAACGAGCTGACAAGTCAGATTGAATACACTGATGCTCAAGGCAAAACCGTTGCGCTGCAAGGGAATGACCTTGAACTGATGACAACAAGGATGGCTTGTCAGAACGGTATCTTTATACCTGAAGCACGTATGAAAACAGCTGTGCAATGGGCTGCAGCGCAAAATACTTACTGTCCTATCCGTCGCTTCCTTGATAACTGTTCAGCTAATGCTAAGCCCCACAAAGACTGGGACCGTATTGGCGAAGTCTTCCTTGGGAATAAGCACCAGATTGCCACCATTGCTATGCAACGGATGATGATTGGTGCTGTTGCTAGAGCATTCACCCCTGGTTGTTCCATGTCCTGGCTACCTATTCTTGTAGGTGCACAGGGTGTAGGTAAGTCACAGTTCAGTCGTAGCCTTGTTCCCGAAAAGTTATTTGCAGAGGTGACTACACCGCTGGAAACTTTGATGAAGGAACAGTACAGGCTTCACGTTGCTTGGCTTCTAGAGCTTCCTGAGATTGATCACTTCTTCCAACTGAAGAACATTGAGAACTTCAAGAACCTAGTAACTACAAGGTGTGATGAGATTAGGAGACCTTACGCTACCTTACCAGAGAGACTGCCTAGAAGGTTCGTTATGATTGGAACTACCAATCGTAACCAGTTCCTTGTAGACAGCACGGGTAATCGTAGGTTTGTTCCACTAGAAGTTGGTGCTGGGTTTGAAATACCCTGGCGACGATTAGCAGAGGAACGTGATAGTATATGGGCAGCTGCAGTTCAGGCTTACCGTAATGGTGCGCAGTATGAATTTGACAGCGGTGAGATTGCTGCAATTTCTGAATACATTCAGGAGTTCGGTGACCCAGACCCATGGCTAGATAAGGTTGCTGGTTACATTGCTATCCGAGAGGAAGTAACTGTTGCAGAGATACTTACTAATGCACTTGAGCTTGACCCTAGATCACAGAGCACACGTGAAAGTAGACGAGTAGTTAACGTCCTTCAGTCATTAAGTTGGCGACGACTTAACACTAGCCGTAAGGATCCAACTACAGGTAAGTCCAAGTCAATACGGATTTGGCAACGACCTAAGGATGATCCCCTTCCTGACGACCACATATTAAACGATTTCTAAGAGTACAATGCTTGCTAACGATATAAAGATTGGGCTGCGCGTTCGCGTGGCAACCAATGACATGACTGCGCTTGTCGTAGGAAAACCTGAATACTACACCCCCAAAGCTAAGTTGGTTCGGATAAAGTATGAGAATAGTACCCGCTATGAATACATGATTAACCATCAATTGGATGCACTTCCAGTTGATGAACAGTATCCAGCACACGGTGGGATCTATGTAAGACCTGAGAATAGCTTGTAATTATGGCTGAAGCACAACCAAGTAAGAAGGTGGGAGGCCATGCATTTGGCCGCCGCGTTCATCAAATATCTAACACTGCCGAGGAAGGTGAGCTGTGTATCTATACAGGACACGCAATCGGTAGGTTCTCTGCACACTCGATGCGGTTTGATAGTCATCAAGCCTGCACCAGATGTGTAGCTGCTGCTAGAGAAGGACGGATGTCACTAGACATTGACCGTCTGATGAAGAAGAACCGTAGGAGAGCACTGAAATTTTGGAGCCAAGTTGATATTGGTGCGCCAGATGAATGCTGGCAATGGCAGGGGTGCATAAATAACAGAACAAAACAACCCCAATTTGCCTGGAGACGCATTGGAATTTCCACGTCCACGCAGCATCATCCCCAACGAGTTGCTATGTGGTTTAGCTGGGGTGACCTTGGTTACACTGGCGTTAAGACCACTTGTGGTGACAAGTATTGCGTCAACCCTTTCCACCTAATTCCACAACGGATTGGTGTATTTGTTGACCAAGAGAGCTACTTAGATAGCTTTGAACTTGCCTGCCAACTACAAACACTTAAGCAGGAAGTAGCAGAGTATGTAATGGAGGAAGCTTTGAAGGAAGAGATGAAGGATGACTCCAGCATCATTGATGAGCACGAAGCTTTAGTCCTTGACCCTGATACTGACTACAAAGCTAAGTTTGAAGCGGTCATGGAAGCCATGATGAGTGGTACTCACATCAGCACATTAGAAGCTGAAGACCCTGCTTTAAATAGAAACCCACCAGATAACGAGGAGTCAAATGAATAACCCCACGTTTAGTTTTAATAACGCTTATCCTTATTAAAGAGTCATTCCATTATGTCAAGAAGAACAGATCTATTGCAGCAGCTACTTGTCTCCGATAAATTTGGAGAGGATAAAAGTCAGGAGCAAAAGTTCCTTGCTGCTACTGCTGAGTTGATACTTACTGACCTTATTAACATTGCTATTAACGGTGTTGAAAAGTATGGAGCTGGTTCACTAGTTGTCAATCTACAGAATGGAAGTTCAACCTTCTGTTCAGGTGATGACATATTAGCTGACCTTAATCTTGCTGAATCGGAAGAGGATGAGGATACTTTGAAGTTCCTACGCCAGCTGATATCAGAGGTTGATGAGAATGACTGGAAAACAAACGTCCTCATTACTCTGATATCCGATGCTGGAACAAGAACATTTGCAGTCGAAGCAGGCAGGAGCCAAGAAAGCCTCCGATCGCTTACTTCAGAATTCACAGGATAAGCTTGCTGCCCAAGGGCTAAAGCTTCCGCTATATCCACCGCCACAGATTATTGAAAGAGCACGTACTGTTATGGGGTCTATTGACCTTGACCCCACTTCTGATCCTGTGCAGCAGGTACTTGTTAACGCTACTTCAGTACCTTCGTTAGAAGTTAACCCACTACAGGAACACTGGCACGGTAACGTATTCCTTTCACCCAAAGGAGCTGTAAGGAACACACGCACCTGGCTTAATAAAGCTATCAGTGAGTACCGTAACAATTACATCAAAAGCTTTATCTTCTTTACCAGTGCGTCCGAACTCATTCGTTCTTCTCCTACTATTTGGGATTACCCAATCTGTATCCCATTCAAGAGGGTTAAGCAGCTCCGTGCTACTAAGTCAGGATTTGAGCCTATCTCACCTTCTACTTGGAACGTTATTGTTTACGGTCCTCCTCTGGACGCCACGCTAAATAACATTGACCGTATCGGTTTGTTCTATAGCACCTTCCGTGATGTTGGCCGTATCATCTTTAACGAGTATGCTGGTGACAGCTGGGCTAAAGACCTTGAGTTCTACGAAGAACAAAGGGGTGACGTATGAGCAAGAATATCGACAAGGACTTTTTAATCGAGCTACCTTCTGGGTTGGCTGTGCATCCTTGCCGATTAATACACCGAGACGGCACACTAATGTGGAAGCACGCTTTAACGTATAAGCAGCGTTGGATCCATACACCTGAGACACAAGCACAGGAAGCACACATTGTAAAGACTGCTTATCGACTGGAGGAACTAAACACTTGGGTGTCACAGAACCTTGAACCATGGGAATGCTTTGAGCCAATCACTTGGTATGCACCTAACTTACTTAAATATAAGGAGGGTATCAGCTGCCTATTTAGGCATACACTGCATGACAGTGAGACAGTCTATGACTGCCTTAAAGACCATATCCAAGATCAAGAAGAGCTTGTGATACGTAACAACGACTTGTTCTTTAAGCGTTGCTAAAGCTTCCTACATCTTGTCAATCAAACGATTAAGATACCAACGGGCTTTCTCTGCATCTTGCAGGGAGTTGCCCTTCAACCATATCCGAAGCAGATACTTCAATGCCTGAGCGTGCAGCATCCCCATCACTGGGTCATCAGCATCCTGAATTGCATCTTCAATGATGTTAATAGCTTCCTTGCTACCACGGGTGTAGTGCGCAGGACTATTTACCATGTCTACCATACCCTCATCTGACCTATAAAGGTTAGCTTTGTCGTTATAAACTTTGACAGCATCACGTGAACTGATTTCCTCATACATCTTCTTCCAGTTGTTCCCACTAGGTTCGTTCATTAGTCCACATCAAGCGCTTTCATTCCCTAATATAGGATTAAATGTTCAATAATGTGACCTATGCCATCACCAAAAGGCGACCCAACATATATTAAAAATAAGGAGAAGTTCTTCCTTGAAGTAGCAGAGACAATTGCTAAAGCATCAACACATCCGATAGCACCAGGTGGGTGCGTCATGGTCCGTAGCCGTGAAATTATCGGTGACGGTCGAAGCCTACTAGCTGCATGTAAGGTTGAACTTGACTGTATCAGTCATGCTATTGCAACTGCTGCATCTAGAGGCACACCCACAACAGGTGCTGTTATCTATAGCACCAGATATCCCTTCTCAGCCTCAGTCTTTCAAGCCTACATTATGGGCATCAGAAAGATTGTAGTCACTGCTCATGAATGGGAGCCATTTTATAAAGACGAATTTAGACGTGCAGCACGACTAGCACGTGACCTATGTATTGCCATCGAGCCGTATTTTAAAGATGAAGACAAACGCTTTGCGGTTAACAAACAACCGGAGGAGAGCCATGACGAGGAATTCTACCCAGACGGGAACCCTTATGAACAGGACGATTTCGACCCTGAAAACTCAGAAACAATCTACGATGAAGACCCAACTGCTATTTGACTTGGAGAGTACAGGGCTATTACGCCGTGGAAGTTCCATACATTGCATTGTGATGCGCAACCTAGAAGCTGAAGACACTCCCATTGTCTTTGACTGTCAGCCTGACCGTGACATACAGCAAGGTATTAGACAGCTTGAGAGTGCTGATGTCCTTATTGGCCACAACATTATCAGCTTTGATATCCCACTACTGAAGGAACAGTACCCCGAGTTTGAATACAAGGGTGAGCTGATTGACACACTTGTCCTTAGCAGACTGTTCTATCCCAACATCATTGACCGTGACTTTGAACGTCGCCCTGATGGGATGCCACAGAAACTGTATGGGCGTCATAGTCTAGAAGCATGGGGCTATCGCCTACGTTGCTTCAAAGGTGACTATGGCAAGCACGAAGGTGCATGGGAAACCTACACCCCAGAGATGCTTGATTACTGCATCGGTGACACAGAAGTCACGCTGAAACTCTATCAAATGCTGCTTAGGAGGATTGATGGTTACACCTGATTACGTCAAACTTGAGATGCGTATGGCTGAACTGATGGCACAACAGGAAGCTTCAGGCTTTCAGTTCGATGTCGTTGCAGCTGAACGTGTCCGAGGAGAACTCGCGGAGGAGGCTAAAAGTATTGAAGAAAAAATTCGGGCCGTATATTTGTATGTGCCTGACAAAGTCTTCACACCAAAGCGGAACGATAAAAAGAAAGGCTACGTATCTGGTGCACCACTAACGAAGCTGAACGACTTCAACCCAACCAGCAGGCAGAACATTGCTTGGGCATTGCAAACCTTTAGGGGTGCTCGCTTCACAAAGCAGACTGCTACTGGCAAGCCACAGGTTGATGAGGCAACGCTATCAGAAGTTAGAGACCTTGCACTAACCCAAGGTAACCAGCAGCTGTTTGAAGAATGCGAATGGTTTATTCGTTTGCTGACATTACAGAAGTGGATGGGTCAATTAAGTGAAGGTACTAACAGTTGGTTTAATACAATTGAAGAGGATGGTTGTATCCATCACACCTGCTCATTGGCCACACAAACGGGACGTAACGCGCACCGTGGCCCCAACCTTGGGCAAGTGGTGAGTGCACCGTGGGCACGAGAGCTATTTGTTCCTCACCCTGGCCACAAGATGGTCGGAGCAGACCTTGAAGGCCTAGAGCTGAGGTGCTTAGGGCACTACCTCGCCAGGTATGACAATGGTAATTTCGCTTCAGTTGTACTCGATGGTGATATACACCAGCAGAATGCTGACCGTGTTGGCGTTACAAGAACGCAGGTCAAGACTCTCACTTATGCTTTTATTTATGGCGCAGGTGACGCAAAGCTTGGCCACAGTTTATCTCCTGAGCTATCTGACGCACAGAAAAAGTCTCTCGGAACGGAACTTAGGCGCAAGTTCCTCGACGCTATCCCAGGACTAGAGCCCTTAGTAGAAGCTATCAAGGAGCGTGTACGCGCCTCAGGGAGGCTGCGAGGCTTAGATGGTAGACCAATCTTCTGTCGTTCAGAACACAGTGCCCCTAACTTCTTACTGCAAAGTGCGGGCGCGATTTTGTCTAAGCGCTGGTGCGTTATAGGTCAAGACTTACTAAATGAAGCGGGGCTTACCTATGATAAAGATTATACCCGCTGTGCCTACGTACACGATGAACAGCAGTTCTCTGTGATCCCTGCTGAAGCTGAACGTGTTGCTGAACTATTAGTGAAAGCAGCACCTATGTCTGGTCAGTACTATCAATTTAAAGTACCGATCACTGCAGCGTCAGACATTGGAGATAGCTGGGCTGCCACACACTAACTATGACAGAAGCAGAAGTAAAACATATGATTGATGCTGCTATTACACGGCACAATCGCAACGCAAGTATCCTCAGTATCATCATTGGCTGGGTGATGCTTGCAGCATTCATGGACGGGTTACTCCGTCTTATGGGACTTATCCCACCATTCCTTGGACTTGATATAAGTCTTCTACCTAAAATCGCGGAACTAGTATGAACCAAGCAGACATTGACGCCATCAACGAGATGGCAAGTGAGGCAGGCCATCGCCTTCGTTTAGAAGAAGGTTGCCTCGGTGAATATTTCAGAGATGCAGACTTACCTTTGCTTGACGGTGAGAACACCTTTGAACGTGAAGAGTGTATGGATCCAACGATGCCTAGGTCTCAAATCTCCCTTGACCAAGAGAAAAAAGAAGCTGACGTTATCTTTGGCACACAACTACAGAATGTAGCCGACAAACTTAACGGTACTATTATTTACCAGACCGTTGTTAACCACGACGGCACCAGTTACAAGCGTATTATTATTGAATATGCTATTAAGCATGATTAAGGGCATATAGCATTGCTTCTTCATGCTCACTCATATTGTTCTGCTCATTAGCTGTACCAACAGCAAAGCCACCACCACCTGCTGCGACAGCAAGGGCTGACCACATCATTGCTTTATTCCAATTGTCGTTACCTTTAAGTTGTTCTATTTCAATATCTTTTATTAGATTTTGAGTGCCGAGATAATCATCAAGTTGTTGTTGCACTTCAGGGCTAACACCGCTAACCAACTCAACTGTATCCTCCTTTAGTTTCTGTGCTTGTACAGCCGGAGTGGTTACAGGAACAGCCACAGTGGTTACAGGAACAGCCGGACTGGCTACAGGAACAGCCACAGTGGTTACAGGAGCTGGTGCATCTAATCCATAATAACGACGAGCTTCTGCTACTAGCTCTTGCTGTAGATCAGTCTTAACACCCGTATAGGCAATGTGATCCCAAGCAGACTGAGCGCCAGGATTAGGGTTCAATGACGGTTGGTAAAAGTCACCATCTTTAGCGTCAATCAGACGCATCATCTTAGTATCTCTACTATCTATTTCATCGTCATAGATTTTTAAATATGGAGCCTGCTGACGAGCTATATGCTGCTCAAGATCACGCTTCCTTACTTTTCTTCTAGCCATTACATTTGTTGCAACATATATCCCATTTTACAGTTACAATTAAAGAGTACGTTCATCCCTTACAAGGGACGCAAGTAGGTTCAAGATAGGAACTGAAGGAACGGGATTATCCAAACCTACCGGAGTAATCCAATGACTACTGTACAAGTACAAGGCCTTCTGGCCGCCCGCAATAAAGAGCTTCGCACCCAACGTGAGTTCCATGCAGCCCGACTGCGTGAACTGAACAAGCACGTGGGGACTACCTACACCTACCGTGGTGTGTCCTACACTAAATAACTTAAACGCCCTGGCTATCGCCGGGGCTTTTTTTTATTCTTTACAACGCTTCCCTAATGGAATACATAAGGCTATTATCAGAACCAGCAGCTGCTGATGCTATAAACATATTGCGTCCATAAGCAACAGCCCGCCAACCACTTGTGTCTTGATCTCCTTGTGTTGCTGTCCAGTTAACGCCATCATCTGAATACATCACACGGTTGGATCCTGGGCCTGAGGAAACCGCTACAAACTTATTGTCTCCATAAGCAACTCCATACCAGTAGTCTTCTGACGTGGCATCAGTTGCTGTCCAATTAATACCATCGTCGGAATAGCTTGCTCTATTTGTACCATCTACTGAGACAGTAACAAACCTACCATCCGAGATTGAACCAGAAGGGTTACCAAATGCAATTGCCCTACAATCAGCAGTTTCATCAGCAGCAGCAGTTTGTGTCCAACTAACACCATCACTAGAGTACATAATACGGTTAGTTCCAGACTTAGCAGTCGCTACAAACTTATCCCTACCATAGGCTATAGATTGCCACTTATTAGCTGACACTGCTACTGAAGTCCAACTAATTCCATCATCTGAATACATAGCACGGCCTTCAGCCACTGCTACATATTTACCATTACCGCAAGCTACACCTACCCACGCGTAATCATCTACAGGTGGAGCTAGTGTCCATGTTCTGCCATCTGGTGAAGTCATTACACGGTTAGTACCATTTCTAGCAACTGCTACAAATTGGCCACCTCCAAAAGTTAAAGCTCCCCAAGTATTATTTTGAGGTGGCTGCACTGCTATCCAGTGAGTACCATCAATTGAATACATCACTTCATTGTTGGCAGACGTAATTACAAATGCGCCGCCACCATAAGCTAATCCAGTCCAATCGTAGCTAGGAAGCTCTGGCCCTGCTTTCCAATTAATTCCAGAAGTACCCGGATCACCTCCGCCCATTGAAACCCATTCCAGGCCATCCCAAATCACCATTGATCCAGTATCAACATCCCAGAAAATGTCGCCAACCTGAGGATCTATAGGACGCTCACTTGAAGAACCCTTAGGCAATCCAAGTGTTTGACCAAAAGCTATGTCCACCACGGCGTAGTTATCGCCTGGTGTCTTCATGAAGAACTCATCAGTCTTGACATTATAAACAAGCTCACGATAGCCTAAATTCTTTTGTACAGTATTAAGCATTTGCCTATGATTCATATACTATTACTATTTTAGCCATTCCAGATATTTAATTGTCTTCACCATAGTTCACATTTAATACGTTAAAATTAATTAACGCAAACAATTGGTTTGCACACTATATACTAAATAAAATGATTTCTATTCTTTCTAAGGCTGCTGCTGTTGTATGTGTATCCTGCCTTAGTGCTGGTTCTGCTGTAGCTGCTACTGCGCCTTACGTTAACATCGAAAACAACTCTGGCTTCACTGGCCTTGATGAGTTCCTTGGTGGTGCTACTGACCTGCACGTAGGTGTTCAAACCGATCTGGGTGACTCCGGCCTGCTGTATCTGCAAGGTGGCCCCCGTCTCAACCACGTCAAAGATCAAGATATGAGCCAGGAGTATTCAGCTAAGCTGGGTGCAAGTGTGGATCTGTCTGACCAGTTCAATCTGTATGGCGAAATTCTTGCCGTTACTAACGACAAAGAATTCACTACTGATACCCTTTCCCTTGGTACTAAGGTCGGCGTTAAGTTCGTCTTCTGATCTACATATATAAATCCCCCCTGCTAACGCAGGGGTTTTTTAATGTTTTTTATTTATCGAAAGCCTGTGTAAGACTTGGCTTGTAAGTACCTTCCTGCCTTAGTGATTTACTACGCTGCAACTTAGCGCCTTTATCACGCAGACGCTGCTGCTGAATTCCAATACCTTGTGAGAACCCACCAGTACCATCGCGGCGGTTCTGTGTCTTCATTGGGCGATTTTCTTCCCATGCCTGCTGACCACGCCACTGCTTAACTTTAGATACAGCACGTTGACGGTCACTTGATTTCCACTGCGAACGGTCTTCAGCCTTAAGCCTACGTTTGTCAACTGGATTATTTCTTAAATTTACAGCCACAGGGATAGCACATTATATATCCCTATTATATGATTACTGAATACCCAATGTCACTTGGCACTGCTTAATTGCTTGAGCCATTGGTTGCATTGTCTGGGCTAAATACACACCAGCGGAAGTATCTAATTCTGTAATTCTTTCATCTAGTACCTTAGCTTTCTCCTCAAGTGCAGCAATCTTTTCGTCTTGCTTGCTTGTAATTACTTGGGTGCTCTTTAGAGAGACAAGCACCGCCACAACAGGTCCAACGATTGCGTAAATAAGTGGTTCCATATTATTGGTTTAACTATCTGTAGTCTACTAAAAATTACATCAACATGAGACCATCGTCTTCAAGGTCATCGTCTTCATACCCTTCGTCCATAATGTCCGTTGATATATCTTCGCCATCATCTGATAACTCCAAGAGTGTCACAAACGTTTCTTCACTTATGATTTCAGGCAGACCATGGGAAGTTTCTTCAATTTTAAATATAATTCCATTTTCCTGCAGCGTACTTTGTATCCCGTTCTTCTGTTCCATTCTACTTTTTAACAGCTTTAGTGCAGTCTTCTCCAGTGCTGGTCTAGACATTCGCCCTACCTCGTATCTAGCACGTTGCAGGGCAAACCTTTGTTCTATCGATAAGGTTGATGTGTCGGTCATTTAATTCCTCGGTCCATTCTTCAATTAATTCTTTAGCAACTTCACTATAGAATTCTTGTTGCTGATACCAGCATAGCCAACTTTCGCTGCCTTTGGAGTGATTGCATTCTGTCTCAGCTGTAGTCGATCCGGCAGAAGCTGACGATTAAATACCTTTCACCTGAAGTAATGGGACGACCTCCATGCTTATGTGTCAAAGCACCGGGGTGAAATGCAACCTCTCCTTGTTTACCTTTGAGTAATGTCTTGTGCTCTGGAAAGAATGTACCGCCGCCTACGTAGTCTGTTGGTGCAGATAAAGTGACCAACGAAGTGAACGTTGAAGCGTCGTGATGTAGCTTCAATGAACCTTGTATATCTGGATTGTATCTAATAATAAATGTCTCACACTTCAATCTTTTCTTGTTGATTGTAGTGTCATACAAACTATCAACAGTTGGTACAATTATATTTTTTATAGTACTCGCGTATATCTCAGCTAAATCTTTATTGAAATTTTCAATTAAAACATCGTTAGTTGGATAGTTCTCGTGTCTACCTTCTGTCCAATTATCGAAAGTCTTGAGTTCTGCTAGCAGGTCATTACAGAACTTGCTAGAAAACAAGGGCATAGTATAGACACCAAAGCACGGGTTGTCTGCTATTAATTTGTATTCATAGCCGCTTGACAGCAACTCAGGTGCTAGAAATAAATCATCCCAGCCATCATCTTCGTAATTTAATACGGTATTCTTTTCTTCCATTTATATAGTTTACTACTCAACCAAGTAAACTGTGGCTACTGAGCTGCCAGGTGAATCCGATGAATAAGCACTGGTGATATCACACTGAACTTGTACTGAACCTGGATAGGCTCCTTCAATATTTACGGTCACAGATTGATACCAATTGCCGCCAACGATTGTTGCTTGTCCATTTCTGATTGACCAAGCGTATACAAGATCTGTTGCATCGCCTGTGGTTACAGCAGTGAAATCTAGTTGGTCATATGCCGCTGCTGATGCACTTGCAGGACTAATGCTTACATCACCAATGGTTGTTGGTTCGACAACTGGTCCAAGTCTGTTGGATGTTTCTGTCCATAGTTCTTCGCCGTCATCGTCTCTAATCAGCACAAGGAATCCAAGCCATTTACCTAAGTCCTGTGCATATACTTCAGCATGATTAGGTCCAGTTGGGACAGTACCTTGAGGAAAGACTGCAGGGTTAGTGCGAAGCCCATTGTCATACACTGATTCCATATAAGTCACAATGACTGGATTATTTCCACCAGTGAATGTGGGGTCACCGCAAGTTATTGTGGTGCCGACAACAGGCACACCTGTCAGGACTGGTTGTTCTGTAACGACTAACGGTTGTATGACAGTCTTTGCACCTGTATAAGAAGGAACTTCAACGCCATTTGCATCTGTAGCGCGGCTTACGATTCGTATCTGCATCACCCCCAAGGGGAGTAAATAAGATACTTCATTCTTAGCATTTGTAGTAGTAACCCATTCAAGCTGGTTCCATGACCCACCGTTTACTGTGGTATATTCCCATCTATATACATATGTAACTGGCTCCGCACCACCTGTATAGCTTGCTGTTAGTGCAGTTACAGTTTCACCAACTTTGAATAGCTGCCCAGCTGGCCAGTTAGCACCACCGTTCGGGGCAATTTCAAGTGGAGGAGCAACTGGGTGTACGGGTCCAACGAGGTTACCGAAGCTGGATAGGCTGTTTTGAGGATCACTTGCATCTCTAACTCTAAGTCCTAATTGAATCACATGACCAACTAAACTTGCGCTATCAATAAGAAATTCTGGAACAGTGTCCACTTCCCCGTCCCAATTGCTATCCCAGCTTGTAGGAACCCAATCAGCAGCACCGTCTAATTTATGTTGCCATTTGAATTGATAATTATATGGCAGTGTTCCGCCAGTCCACGTTGGTACTTGTGTGGCATAAGCAGTGGTTCCAACTTCTAATGGACTTTCAATTTGAGGTGCACCGTGAACTGTTAATGGTAAAGTTGGAAGTGGTAGACCATCGTATCGCTGTAGCCAACCTTGACGGGGAACATATTCGTAGTCATTGTATTCTGTAGAACCTGCAACGACTGCAGGTAATGTTCCTGCTACTACAATAATCGCCCTTGTTGCATACTTCCCTTCATTGTCCTTGTCAAATTCAATTTCATTATTATCTAAATCAATACGCAGCTCCATTTGATTAGAGGATGTTGCGATGTATAGTTCATAATTTTCTAAGCTAGCTGCAATGTCTACACGAGCACAGCCTTCATAGACCTTTGTTTTGTCATACCACCACATAGGCACATCCCAATGACAGGGATGCGTTGGTACTACAAGTGTTAACTCAGTACCGGTTTGTTCCAGCACTGTATTAAAGCCGTGGATTTTAATTGAGCTTGCCATTGTTTTAGTTGTTAGCTTGTAGGTGCGCCATTTCGGCGTGCATTAAATCACTGAGGTTTGCTACTTGTGCACAGGCACTAAGGATCAAGCCGCGTTGGTTTGGTGTTAAGTCTGCATCCAGGGCATCTTCTGATAGCACTTGTGCAATAGTTCCCATTGACATAATCAATGCAGGTAACCCCCAGCGCTCAACTAATGAATTCATTGCTGAAAGTAAAGGGTCTTCACCAGATTCCACTGCTTTCCAAAAATCCTCTCTTGCCTGTACATCCATATGAATACCTTATGTTATATCTATTTTACTAGAAATCTTCATCATCTTGTTTGAGTTTCTTCTTTGGTTTTTCTTTCTGAACTCTAGTGATACCGTAACTAGCAAGTACTGTCGTGACTAAGGAGCTGATGAATGCTGCATCGACGTTAGATGCTAGTCCAAAGTAGCTAGCAGTCAGCACAGATAGTGCCCACACCAGCACACCAGCGGGGGCAAGATTAACTACTAGGTCTTTTATGAGACCATCCTTAGGTTTAAATCGCATAAAGAATTAAGGATACAATAGATACAGCTGCGTTAGTCATTGTGAATAAGAATGAGGTATCTATTACTATTATTACTGATAACTTTACCAGCTAAATCCCAGTCAGTCGCACCGTCTTTTACTACGGGTTCAATGACCCAGACTGTGACTGCAACCCAGACAATCACTGAAACTATTGCAATTGAAAGGGTCGGAGGAGCGTTGACAACTTGGAATGGCGACAACATTAAAGCTATAGACGCTAATGGAGCTGCATCAGCTGTTGGAGCAACAGGAACAACTTATCAAATCGTGGATACAGCACTGCCATGGCAACTAGATATTCTGACAAGGGCGGCGGGAGTCATAGAAACAGAAGACATAACACGAACCATCGAGACAGACACGGTTACAAATACGCTATCTGTCTTTGCGCAATAGCACTGGTAGCACCAGTCAAAGCTGAGGATACTACATCTGTTAGTGCCCAACC